AACAAACGTCCGCACATTTGAACGGTCGTATGTCACCCTGCCGACAATAAATCAAGACGACGATATGCGCTCTGTTCGAGCAGGATTTGAACGAGACATTACATACGCGTTCGCAACAGCACGATACGAAAACTACGTTACGCAGATCGCAGCGCATGAGGCTGACGCTGTAGCAATAGGCATCAGCGTCGAAAACACTGCGACTGACCGACACCCCATCCTGATCGGACAGGTCTACGACACAGGCGCGGCGGTCTATCTGCCGTCTATATCTACTAAAAATCCTGTTTATTCTGATGTGCCATACGACAATCTAGCCGCACAAATGTCGGGCAGATTCGAGCAGCTTGAGGCTTTACCGGCAGCACTGCGGTCGCTGATTACAACGTGCGATGTCGACGCCTGCACTGATATCTGGTGTCTCCGTTGTGCGTACCAGCGCGGCTATAACCACTACGTCAGCACCGGCAAGACAGGCCGAGATTTTGATTTGTGGTGTGCAGAGCAGGGCAGCTACGGCCAATGGCGATCAGCGGCTGATCCTGTTGAGTACGTGTGGCGAGGTGGGTGCTGCGATGAGTGTGCCGTACACAACTATCTAGCCAATCTGGTTGGTCGAGAGTGGCCCAGCGTGATCGAAACGCGCAATCGTATCCAGTGGTTTGCCGACGGCGGCGCTGATATGACCGGTATCGAAACCGAGGAGGAGCTTGGCGATTTCTGTGGCCGCATGGGCAGGATCAATTTGGACCGGGGCGTCAACTCTGACGGCATGACCGGCGACGACTACTGGGCCGCGATCCTTGAGGCGGCGCTGTTGTGACCGCCCGACCATTTCTCGTTTTCCTGCTGGCTGTCATTCTGACGGCCTTTTTTGTGCCGCCAGCTCAGTCGAACGAATACAACTGCATTGCCGCCGAACAGGCAAAAGTGTTCGAGCCAATCGAGCATGTTCGTGCCTTCGGCATCCGCGACGGAGATTTGGTTAAATTGAGCGTGTCCTCGGAAGGCTACTTCATGATCACAATTTCACCCGCAGATTTAGGCGGCGCGGTCTGCATAGTGCTGATGGGAACTGAGTGGACGTTCGTCACATCGGGACCAGTTCAGAAGGAGGAGGTCGTTGACTGATCAGAAAATTATCATCGACACGGCGGCAGTCGGCACCGGTTTCGGTTCCTGGTTCGCGCTACTTCCAGATGTCGCGGCACTTTTCTCCGTCATCTGGCTGGCGATACGGATATGGGAAACGGAGACCGTGAAACGTGTCACGGGTCGCGATTGATGGACGATACTAAGCTCCTGATCAGTTTGGGTTCTACACTCGCATCGCTGGCGGGGGCATTCGCCGTGGTCCGCTACCAAGTGAGTTCGATCCTCGCCACCCTGGCAGACGTCGAGAAAAGATTGCGGTCAATGGACACTCGTATCGACAAAGCCGAATTGACCGACCAACGCGTATCGGTGCTTGCAGGAATGCTTAGTCCGTCCGAGCGAGAAAAGTCTGCTCGCGAGTTGGAGCGGCTGGAATGCATGGTTTCGCAGTTGAGGAAGGACGTCGACCACCAGCTCCATATACACAACTCAAAACACATACCCGTCTCTGATACTAGGAAAGCAGAATGATAGGCATCATCGGATCCATACTCAGTCCCATCATCGGCGGCGTTCGCGATTACGTCTCGACGGGGCAGGAGATGAAGAAGGCGGAGCAGGAAAACCGCGCCCGGTTGCTGCGCGACACAAAAACGAACAACCATGAATGGGAGATGGCAAACCTTACCGACAAGGATAAATGGTTGCGCCGGATCTCGTTCACGATGTTCTCCGGCCCGTTTGTCTGGGCGCTATTCGATCCAACCGGCGTCGAGCAGTATTTCAACATCGCACTGAGCGCTATGCCTGAGTGGTACATCCAGGTTTATGCCGGAATGGTCGGCGGCGTTTGGGGTATATCGGCGCTGAAGAATACCGCCCCTGCCCTGGTCACTGGCGTCGTCAAGGCGCTGCGTAAATGACTTTCCTCGAGGAGCTCGCCGATATCCTACACCGCGAGGAAGGCGAGGTGCTCGAGTTATATAACGACACGAAAGGATTTAAGACTGGGGGGTGCGGCCACCTGTTAATCGAGGCGGATGGGGATCTGTATCACGCGCCTCTGGGAACGCCGATCAGCCAAGAGCAAAGCGATGCCTGGTTCGAGCAGGATGTTCAGACCTGTATCAACGACGCCCATTGGCTGCACCCTGACCTGGACGATCACCCCCAGGCGGTCGGCGTCGTGATCACCGCGATGGCCTATCAACTAGGTCTGCCATCTCTGAGCCGGTTCAAATTATTTCACCAGGCAATCCAGGACCGACTATACGACCGAGCGGCGGATGAAATGCTCGACTCGAAATGGGCGCGCATCGATACCCCTGCTCGAGCCGAGCGCATGGCGCAGAGGATCCGTTCTGGGCAATACACCTGACCCGCGCCACGTTGACGGTGACCTCTGCGAGCTGATCTGTGCCGAACATTTTGTGCGCCTGGGGTACTGGGTCTTTCCTGCGAGCCAGAACGCATCCCCGATCGATCTCGTTATCGTGAACCAGCACGGTGTTCGGCTTATCCAGGTGAAGAAAGACGGCCAAAGAACAAATCCCGGCCGGAACAAACAGGCCCGGATACATAGAACGCGCAGCGACCTGCAGAAGCACCTCGGGGTCGAGATGGTTTACGTGAACCCGGACACGAGGTCGGTCACTGTCACGGATCACGATTATCATAAGGTAGCGGCCAACGATAACGAGAAGGACGCGGAGTAGGGGGGCCACTTTGTGGTTTAACCCCATACACTATGGTACATTTCTAGACATCTGGGCGATACTAACCCATTGAAAAGTATGGTGTTATTTTCAGAACCTGTGCTTTGGGAGCAGAGGGTCGGAGGTTCGAATCCTCTCGCCCCGACCAAAATACCTCAATAAAACCAGTACGTTGAACGTAAAACGGCGAGACCGAGATCTCGCCGAGTTGCGAGGGGGGCCACAAGGGGGGCCACAATAGGCGCCGATATAACCCCTTATTCGCGTGGCGCCGCGATATTGAAACGGATGTTTTTATTCAGCTCTTCGCGCACTTCGTCGACACCGACATGCAGATAGCGCTGGGTCGAGACGATATCCGAATGCCCCATAGCCTCTTTTATCTTGTTGATGTCTGTGCCCCGACGGTTCAACCAGGTGCCGAAGGTGTGCCTTAGATCGTGAATGCGAAGCTCAGGCCGGCCGATCTGCTTGCGCGCCGTATCGAACGTGCGCCTGATTGATTTTATCCGACCGGTCTTGTGCAGCTTGTTCGGCTTCCCGATCTTTTTGTTTATCGGATTGCAGTTGAAGCAGTCACACCCGTTGATGCCGAATACAAATACAGGTCCCCTGGTCCGTTCGCCGCAGACCTCACGCAGCAGGTAATAGAGGTCGTCGCTCATGCCGATGACATGATCCGTATCACCCTTCTGACGCACGACAATTTGCCGCTCGTTCCAGCGTAGGTTCTGCTTGATGTCGAGTGTCAAGACGTTCTCTTTCCGTAGCCCCGTCATCAGCAGGGTCAGGACGATTGGCCGCGCGTGCGGCACCATCGCGTTCAAGAGCTCCCGCGCTTCAGCTTCATCGCGGAGCGGGTTTGTTACCGTCTCTTCGGATTTCTTTCTCTTAATCTTAATGATCGGATAAGTCGGCGCGCCCTTCTGATCGATCTGCTTTTTCGACGGCATCTTCACCCTGGCTTCGTCGACCGTGAGCATGACACGTTTCACGAACGCGAGTTCTTTATTGATCGTGCCGTCGCTGACCTGTTTCGCGTTTACCAGGTTTGCCCGGGAGCCCGACGTTCTACGTTCGGCAATGTAATCCCAGCACCAGTCCTCGCTTACCTCGTCGAGATAAAAATCGCCGCGGGTCGCGACGACGGCATGGTGCATTTCCTGGTGCCACTTCGCCGTTTTCAGCCCGGCCCAGCGGCGGGGGTAGACCTTCGTGAATTGCTGCGAAAACGTGACGCGACCGCGCTCGTCTAGATAATCGTCCCAGGCTTCGTCGATCTTTTTCTGAAGGACCTTTTTGGCTTCGTCGACGTCCGGCGTTCCGAGGGAAAATCGCTTCCGGAGTTTGCCGATCTGGATGCGACCGTAGAGGTTCCGCTTTCCCTCTTTCCGGACAATATTGTCGGGAAGCTGAGGCTTTCGGCCGGGGCGTGATTTTCGTTGGCGTGGCATTTGGTCATTCTCTCCAGAAATGTGTCGACCTGCGCCTGCGTGTACCGCGGCTTGTTCAGATCTGGCAGTTGTATGTATTCGAGCAGCCCTTCCGCGGTGTAGATCCGCACGCGGGCAGGGGCGACGCCAAGCTGGCGCGCGACGTCGCGCTGCGTGAGAAGTTTACCGGTCACGGATATGTCTCCCCGACTGCAGGAGAGACGCGTCAGCTTGCTTCGGCGTATGCCACGATCTGACGGATATAATTCTCGTTGGCTGCGAGCGGCGGGGGGAACCCACCGAACACGATCCGATCGATACGGATGTGACCGATCCGGCCAACCAGGTCGTCGATGATGATGCGCGTTTCAGCCTGCTGCTGACGCGATAGGTTTGTGAAAGCGGGACCCGCGGTATACCGCTGGGCGGCTTGATTAAAGTTTGTTGCATCTCCCATCCCTCTCTTTTAATCGATCGGCAACTATCAAAACATCGTTTTCGTT